TTTTCGCGGGTGTACTGGATCTGGTTCGAGCTCGTCGCTCCCATCGGGAAGAAGTCCAGAATGGACAGCTGACGGAACGCGCCGGGCACGATGCCGGGCAGCCGGTCCTCGGGAACGATTACGTTCTCGGGATCCTGCGGGCTGCCGCCTTCGCCGAGGATGGTGTTCTTGACCTCGATTCGGGCGCGGTCGCTGGAGCCGTCGATGAAGCCCTTGAAGGCGTCGGAGTCGATGAACTTCTCGCCCCAGCTCTGCCGGCGTTCGCCGCCACCCTTCATGCCGGTCAGGGCGGTCTGCTCGAACTCCTGGAACTTCGCCTGCAGGCTTTCGCTCTGCTCGACCAGTTCGGCGTGCTTCTCGGCCAGGCCCTTCACCTCGTCACGCGCCTCGCGGGCCACGGACTTGGATTCATTCATCTGGCCTTCGTACTTCTCGATAGCCGACTCGAGAGCGGTTTCCACGCCCTTGATCAGCTCTTCGGTGTTTTCGGTACTCATGGTCATTACCTCGTTTGTGACTTGAGACGCAGCGCATGTTGTATGCGCCACCGTTTGACGGCCTCGGCAACAGCGTCATCGCTGTCGCTTTCTGTCCCAGCGTCACGCTGGCACAAGGTCTTGACTTGCGACACAATGGCCTTCGCAGCAGACCGAGAAAGCCCGCAAGCGTCACGCAGGCAGGCTTCCGCATCCTTGAACGTCTCCAGCTCGGAGACGATGTTCGAGAATTCCTTGACGGTGCCGATCCTCGCTCCGAGGTCGGCCGGCTCTTCCACGACGCTGATCTCGATCAGTTCGATCTGGTTCAGGTCGTAGCCGCCTTCGTCGTTTTCTTCCGCGCCGCCCGGGGGCACGCGGTAGCCGATGGACAGGCCGTCGACCGCGCCGTGCCTCAGAGATGCGTAGGCATCCTCGGCAACCGAGTGGCCGGGGGTCAGTTGGCCCTTGACGAACAGGCCCTTCTCGTCCTCCCGGATCTCCAGGTACTTGCCGATCACCGGGCCGAAGTGGTTCCAGCGCATGCGGATCGGGCGCTCTCGGTCGGTCAGCGTCTTCTCATAGGCGCCGGGCAGGATCGTGTCGCCGTAGGCGTCGACCCCGTTGAACGCAGAGGCGTAGCCCTCGAAGGTCCGGGCCTCCTCGTCGAACTTGAAATCGGTCGCTTCAATCGCTAGGTGCTTGTACTTCATCGTCTTCCTCTGCCGTCTGAGCGGCATCAGCACTTGTCGGTGGCTCGCGGCCTTCGAGCGGCATCACGGCGGCGTTGGCGTAGAGCATTTCGCCTCCGGGCATGGGCGGCAGGTCTTCATCCCGACGCGCTTCGTTCGGCGTGACGATGCCGGACTGGATGCCGGCCCGGTTCGCCTCCATGCGCTCTTTCTTGTCTAGCTTGAGCAGGTCGTCGAAGTCGTGGCGAATGCGAACCTTCTTGCGCTGCTCGACGGGCATCAGGGCCTTCATGGATTCCTGAAGGCTGTTGACCCGGTTTCTAAGCGAGCGCTTGTACCAGCCGCGCATGATCTCGGAGATGCCCGAACCCCATGATGAGGTGCTGGCCGTGTCGTTGATCAGCACGCTTGGCACGTCCATGAAGCGGGCAACGTCTTCGACCTGGAACCGTCGAGAGTCCAGTAGCTGAATGTCGGTCGGGTTCATGCTAATCGGATGGAACTTCATCGAGGCTTCCAACACCATCAGCGTGTCCTCTGGTCCAGAGACAAGCGTGTTGAATCGTTCCTTGATCAGCTTGCGCTGGTCGCCGGTCAGCGTCCCGTCGATAGTCAGCACGCCCGAGGGCTTGCCGGCATTCTTGAATACCTGACTGATCCGCTTGTCGCCAGCGAGCCCGACCGACACGGCATTGCGCGCGTAGCCCAGCGGGGAGAGCCCGACGATGCCGTTTCCGAACATCTTCCAGTGCCAGACCTTCTCCTCCGGGTAGGCGATCACGCCGCCGTCGTGGTGGTAGTAGTGGACTACCGACCCATCCTTGAGCAGCTCGGTCTGAACCTGCCCGCTGTTCATCGGCAGCAGGCCGACCAGCCGGTTGCCGCTGTGGATCTTGAGCGCGTAGCCGTTGCCGAACACGACGTGGTTCAGCACGAAGGTTTCGAAGAATTCGACCGCGTTCTGGTATCGGTTGACCCTGCCGTTTAGTAGGCCGGTCAGGTCTGATTGCTTGTCGTCTACCCACTCATCATCGGCCAGGGTCTGCACCTTGACCGGCAGACTGGCAATCGTCTCTGCCCACAAGCGAGCGGCTGCCCAGAAGGCCGAGAGCTGCATAGCCGTGTCGAAGTTGACCGGCTCGGACGGCTCGTGAGCGCGAATGAACGGCTCGGCGATCTGCATGCCCTCGTTGCGGGTCAGGCTCTGCGTTCCTGTGCCTGCCCACGTCCAGGGCTTCCACCAAGTAGCCATCAGTAGCTCACCATGATCGGGTCGTTGAGAAATGCGTCGATGTCCAAATCGTCCTCCTCGTGCTTGGACATGACGCCCGCCGCCATAGCGAGAGCGACCATGCCGTCGATTCGTCCGGTGCTCTTATCCTTCGCGAGCTTGCGATTGCCGGCCGGGTCTTGTTGCACGACCGCGTTTGCCGCGCACATCCGAAGAACCGGGTGCATGCCGTGACGCAGCTTCTCGTTGAGCAGCAGCGACTCGGTTGCCCGGAGTGCCGGGCTCATATCCTTGAAGCCCTGACCGAATGGCTCGAAGCGCTCCATTTCCTCTTCGGTGAAGCCGGCGCGGGCCAACCAGGGTTTCAGGTGGTTCATGCCCCAGCGGTCGAAGGCAACCGCCCGGACGGTGTAGGTGTCGAACACCTCCCGAAGCTCGTAGGCAATCCACTCGTATTCGATGGACTTGCCGGGGCACAGGGTCAGATGGCCCTGCTCTGCCCACACGTCGTAGGGCACGCGATCCTTGCGCGACTTCTCGGCAATGCCTTGCTCGGGCAGCCAGAACTTGGAGACGACATCGCCGTCTTCGGTGATCAGCTCCAGCGAGGTCAGGTCGTTGACCTGCGACAGATCGAGGCCGCCGTAGACCTCCGCCCCTTCCTCGATCTCGGAGGCCGCGCCGTTGGCGTCCCAGATCGACTTCGAGACGAAGGGGTCGTTTGCCTCTACCCGCTGGTTCAGGATCAGGTTGCGGAAGCTGGCCTCCATGCTCGGCAGGCGCTTTGCCTTTTCGGCCTGTGCCAACACCTCGTCCCGGTTCATGAAGATGTCGAGATGAGGATTCGCGACCTTGATCGTCTCCACGTCGAACGGGTCGGCATCTTCCGGCGCTGTGTAGAGCCTGACCTTGACGCGGGGGTCTGCCCCGTTCGCGGCGTCATCGATCAGCATCGAAAGCAAGTCGCCTTCGGTTGGTGCCTGTGTTGAGATGACGACAGACAACGGCTCCTCTTGAGCGCCCATCGCGGATTCGATGGCGTCGTACAGTTCGGATCGTGGGCCGCGAACCTGACCGAGTTCGTCGTGCAGGGCGAACGCGGGGGAAAGCCCGTATGCTGTCGATGCCTCTGCCGATAGCGCCTTGTACTTGGTGCCAAGCTCCGGGCACAGCAGCTCCTTCGCCGTGTCACGAATCGTGATGAACTGGTTGAGCGTCGGAGACATCCGAACGATCTTGGCGGCGTAGTGGAACAGGATTGCCGCCTGGTCTCTCGATTGCGCGTCCGAATAGAGCTGGCTGTTGCGTTTCGCTTCCGGTCCAACCGTGTGAAGCAAAAGCAGGAATGCACCGAATACCGTCTTGGCGTTCTTGCGCCCGACGCTCAGGATGAACATGCGAGTCGGGCTGTCGTAGATATCAGCCAGCCACCTGCACTGTTCTTCAGTTAGCCGAACCGGCTCCCCGACGTACTTGCCTTCGGGAATCACGCAATGCCGTTCAATCCATTCGGCGTTGCGCTCGGACCTCAGTTGTCGTCCCACGGCCTCTTGCCACCGCCTTGAGAAGCTGTGTCAGCCCCCCTGGCGCCGTACTTGGATTGCTGGGA